GTCGGAGTTGATGTGTCTCCTGTCGAAGTTTTGTGAGTGTTGTTTTTTGACCACCAACCCAAGCGGTGGTATTGGTATGTGGTGGCAGATACAAGTCCTAGTGGCAAACCCAAGAAATCGACGCGAGCAATTGCGGAGGATAGCGCACTATCCAGACAGGAACTTCGGACCCTACAAAAGGAAGGGGTCGATGTCGCAAATCCTGTGACTCGGGAGGGGCGCGAACAGAACAAAGCGGCGCTCGAGCGTGGCCGAGTTAAAAAGATCGAACTTGAAAACAAGTTGCTTCAGACAAAAATTGACCGAGAAAACGGAGAATTGATTCCAGTCAATCAGGTTCGGGAAGATGTCATTGCTGCGGTATCAGCATTAACGGCGGAGCTGTACGCGCTCGCAAACGACGTACCAGGACAATTGGCCGGACTGACCGAGACGCAGATTCGGGACAAAATGCTGGCAAGAATTGACTTGTTAGTCGATAAAGTTAAAGAAAAATGGGCCGAGCTGGGGGAAAATAGAACCAAACAGGACAATGAAAAAGCAGTTTAACTAGGTCAATTGTTTGACCTCTGCCAGTAAACAGGGCAAAGTAAGGCATGACTATTGCCGAACCATTGGAAACAAAAGAACCGATTAGACTATTTTCTTTGTCAGAACTTTCAAGGATTGTAAACCTTGATATGCGAACACTGCGGCGAAAACTTGAGAAAGCCGGAGTTTATCCTGACGCAATCGCAGGGAATACAAGCCGCCCATTTTCGCTTTATCAAATTGAGCGTGTATCTCAGGGACTGAACAAAGCGATTTAATTTTAAAAGCTTGGCTAAAGCAACGGTTTTTGAAAGCGGATGCGACGCGATGCAGCGCCGTTTCTCGGGGGACCCAATCGAGTGGCTGCGGGAAAATGTTCGCCTGCCGCACTCGGCGCGCTCCTCAAACTTCGATCCCTCGATTGCCCCGTGGCTGAATGAAATCATCCGCCGGTTCTCGGATGGGGCGACCCGACAGATTGCGATCCGCGCTCCGGTCGGGGGCGGAAAGACTACGCTGCTTGAGCTTCTGGTCACTTGGGTAGTCGCCGAGGCGCCCGGGGGGATGTTGCTGGTGGGGCAAAGCGACGACACCAGCAAGGACTTCGCCGAGACTCGACTGATTCCTGTCCTCAACGCCTGTCCGCCGGTGGCAAAACTGTTTCCCAAGGACCGCCACCAAAAGCGGAAGACTTCGATCCTTTTTAGTCACATGCCTCTGTTCCTGTGCGGAGCCAACCTTTCAAGTCTCCAAGAAAAGTCCATGCGATATGTCTGGATGGATGAGATTTGGCGCTACAGGGACGGCATGATCGGAGAGGCGGTCCGCCGGACCCACGACCGCTGGAACTCGGTTGTCATCGGGATCAGTCAGGGCTGGGACCAAGGGCATGAGGCCGACGCGTTTTTTGACGCTGGGGACCTCAACGAGTGGGGGTCGGTATGCGAAGCGTGCGGAAAATGGCACAAGATGTTGTGGTCATCGATTCGATACGACGAGACAAAGACCGCGTCGGGGGAATGGGACTGGGAAGCGCTTGCGGCATCTGTGCGGCACGTTTGCCCACATTGCGAACACGTCACCGCGGACAGCACCGGAGGCCGAAGGGCAATGGCGGAGCGGGGACGGTACGAGCGGCAGGAATGCAACCCGGTCGCGGGGGCGGCGTCGTTTACCTGGTCCGCGCTTTCCGTTTACTGGATCCCGTGGAGTTCACTGGTGATTGAATGGGTAAAAGCGCAGGAGCTAAAAACCCGAGGCGACTTTTCAGCGCTTCGGCAATTTTTGCAAAAACGGCTGGCGCAGGTATGGAAGGAAGTCTCAGAGGCGCCGGCAATTTCCCTGACCGCCTCGGATTATTCCAAATCGGAATTTATTGACGGGCAAGGCATCGACGGGGAGATGACCCGATTTCTGACAGTCGACCGCCAGCGGGATCACTTCTGGGCGCTTTGTCGGGCGTGGCGAGCGGATGGATCTAGCCGCTTGATCTGGGAGGGCAAACTGCTTACGAGCGAATCGATCCGCAATTTGCAGCAACGGCTGAAGGTCAAAGACAAGCTCACCTTTCAGGACGCGCAGTTTTTCACGGGATTTGTTTACGACGATTGCGTGCGGTACGGCTGGACCGCGCTGCATGGATCCGGCTACGACGGCTTCAACCACGGAGACGGGCGCACGCAGGTTAAACGGTTTTTCTCTCCGGCAAAAATGGCGCAGGCACCAAACGGGGGCAACGCTCGATATATCTATTGGTCCAACGAAGGAGTGAAGGATGAACTGGTCCGACTACGCGCGGCTGGGGCGCCCCATTGGGAATTCCCTCAGGATGTCAGCGACAACGGGGCCGAGGGCTACCTGAACCAAATCAACTCCGAAGTGAAACGTGACACCGTGGACAAAACCACCAAGCAGGTCAAAATGCGATACGTCAAAGTCAGGACTCACAATCACCTTTGGGATTGCGAGGCAATGCAGGTCGCCGCGGCAATGATGGTCGGGCTTCTGAAGGGGCAGGTTGACAGCTAAGACTTCAGCATGATCGCGGCGCCTCAGATTATCCTTTCGGTTTTCCTGCAACTCGACGTTGCGGCGCTTCGAGCACTCAGGGACAATCAATTTGACGTGGTGCAGTCGGGGGCGGGGGTGCTTGTATCATCGAGCGTCAACGGATCGAGCTTTAATTTTTCGGTGCCATCCAGCCTGAACCCGATGCAGATTTTGACCTTTGCTCAGTTGGCGCTCGATTACAAAGCGCGGGGGCTTTGCTCGCCTGTTACTCGCACCCAAGCCATATTCAGCTAATGCTCGACAAAATCCTGAAACTCTTCAAGAAACCGACCGTAGCGTCGCACGCCGGCGGGATCGGAATGCCTGGGCATTATCGGATGATCAACGGCGGGTGGTCGGGCAACCGCCCATACTGGGGGACGCACGCCGGCGGGATGCAGAAGGAGGTTTCGGTCGGGGAATGGCGCAACATCGTTTCCGCGTCGCAAAAACTTTACTGGAACTTTGGGCCGGTGGCCGGAGCGATCAACGACAAATCGATGTTTGCGGTCGGGCGTTCGTGGCTTCCCAAGTTTGAAGGCGCGGACAAGGCCTGGGGCAAAGTGGCGGAAGAGTGGTTGCGGGGACAATTTTATGACGTCGCGTTTATCGACGGCAACGATTTTCAGACGGGACTTTTCATGCAGTCGGTCGCCGTGGATCGCGACGGGGACAGCGCATGCGTTTACACAGAAACGCCGGACGGCTACCCTCAGTTTCAGATCATTCCCTGGCACGCTATTGGCGACCGCACCGGCGCGGACGTTGTGCAGGTCGGACCGTACAAAGGGCTTCGGCAATACAACGGGGTCATTTTTAACCAGTACGGGCGCCCCGTGGCATACCGGATCCTCGGGCAGACTCCCGCAGATGATCGCGACGTTTCGGCTCGGGACATGGATTTCATTCGGGAACCGCTCGCGGTTGACCAGGGGCGGGGGCTTCCAGCTTTCACGCCGGCGATCATTGACCTTCGCGACCTTACCACGGTGCAAGGCTACGTCCGCGAGGCGGCGAAGCTGGCCGCGACTATCGGACTGATCGAGCACAACGAACTTGGGATGGCGGACATCAGCAACCCGGCATTTGCTTTGAGCGACCACGCGCCGCAGTCGAAATTTGCAATGGAAGAATTGTACGGGGGCACGACCCGCTATTTCCGCGCAGGCGCCGGAGCAAAGCTCGAGCAACTCAAGTCCGAGGTCCCGTCGGAGGCGACCGACCGACTGATGGAACGGCTAATCCGCAACGCAATGCTCGGGGCGGGGATGCCACCGGAATTCTATTGGGACCCATCCAAAATTGGGGGCGCTTCGGTTCGGATGATCATCTCCAAAGTCAACCGCACCGTGGCCGACCGGCAGGACCTACTAAAGGGAGTTGCTCGACGCCGCGTCGGGTACGCAGTCAGCAAGGCCATCAAGCGCGGAATCCTTCCGGCGTACCAAGGCGCAGATTTAGGCGGCTCGTTAAAATGGGGCTTTACTATGCCACCAATTTTGACTGCCGACGCCGGCTACGCGGGGCAGGATGCGCGGGAGGCGTACAAGCTCGGGATGCGAAACCTTTCCGACATTCTTGGCGAAGCGGGGCAAAGTCTCGACGAGCACCTTGACCAACGCGAGCGCGAGGAACTGGCGATCCGCGAACGGATGCAACGCAGCGGTCTACCGGAATCAGCGTTTCGAATTCTTACACCCAACGGCAACCCGGCGCCGGTCGAACCAGCACAGCCATGAAGTTTCAACGAGTCATCGAGCAAATCTATTTTCGCCCCTGGTACATCACTCCGGGGGGGCACCGGGCGGTCCGGCAGCTAATCCAATCCAAGCTCGCGGCAAACGGCGGGATGGATATGAGCGCACTAATCAACCCGCGTGAGGAAATGGAAGTCACGCCCGACGGGATCGCGATCATCCACGTCTGCGGGACCCTCGGGAAAGGATTATCGCCAATCGAAAAATCGTGCGGCTCGACCGACTATGAGCAAATCGCCGACGAAATCGAGGACGCTTCAGAAATGGGCGTTCGGGGGCTGATGCTGGAAATCTCCTCCCCAGGCGGGACTGTCGTAGGAAATCACGAAATCGCGGAACTCATTCAATCTCTCGAGATACCAACGCTTGCCTATTCCGACGATATGGCGTGTTCGGCGGCGTACAATATCGCGGCATCATGTGATACTATTGTCGGCGCCCCGTCTTCAACCTGGGGATCAGTCGGGTGCATCATTCCGTGGGAAGATGAAAGCGTGATGTGGGAGATCGAGGGCAAACGCTTTGACCCCATTACCAACGCCGAAGGGGATCTCAAGAGCGCAATGCACGGTCCAAGCCTGACGCCGGATCAACGCGCTTCGCTCGAGCAGTATGTCCAGGACGCTTTTGAAATGTTCCGAGGTAATGTCCTCCGCAACCGCGCAGTACCGGATGAGGCAATGCGGGGACAGTCGTTTTTTGCTCCTCGGGCGCTGCAAAACAATTTGATCGACGCCATCGTGCAAACTGAAGAAGAGGCGTACCAAATGCTTTTGGGAAAATTGTGACGCATGGTGCGGCGGGAGATCCGCCGACGGGGGCTTTATGCTTTTCCCCCCTAGGAAACAAAGTCACTCCCCTCACCGGTTCGCTGGTGGGGGGTTTCTTTTTTGCGCGAGTTGACAACGCAAAAAAAAGGTATGGAAAAACCCACCACGCTGTCGTCCGCCATTGAGGCGCTCGAGGCATCCAATTCCCGACTGTTGACGCTCGAGGCTGACCTCACCGCGGCAAACGCAATAATGGCCGAGGCATCAGACCTTCAACAGGTCAAAGCCAAACTCGAGACCGACAACGCCGATTTGCTGGCAAAGCTCAACGAGGCAAACGCTCAGTTGACTGCACTGTCCGCAAACGCTCAGACGGTCGAAGCACGGGCAAACGAAATCGTCGCATCACTTGGCGTTCCTCCGGTGGCAGTTTCGCCAGAACCAGTCGAGCCGGTGAAGACCAAGGCCGACCTCTGGGCGACTTACCACAGTCTTCCAGTCGAAGCTCGCAACAAATTTTACCAATCAAACCGCGCAGTAATGCGCGACTAACAACAACCACCTCAGACTCTTACTAAATCATGAGTAACACAATCGCAGGGGCTAATCTGGCGGAAATCGCGCAGGAAAGCCTTCCAAACCTCAAATCCACCTTCGCGCCCCTCGGCGCATTGACGACCGACTTCTCCTCGGACATTTCCAGCCGAGGCGCTTCAGTCACAACCCGTTTCCCTGTAAACCCAACGGCAATTGACTTGTCGAGCGGTTACACGGTCAATGACGTTTCCATGACGGCAAAGACCATCACGCTCAACACGTTCTTCGGATTCGTTTACGGATTCACGGACGTCGAGCGCAGCAAGTCCTCCATCATGCTCAACGAGCTGTTCATCCAGCCAGCACTTCAGGCACTTGGCAACAAAGTGTTTGGTGATCTGTGGAATCTGGTGACCGCGGCAAACTTCGCACAAACCGCGCTCAACACGACCGCCGGCGATTTTGATCGCTCGGATCTGGCCGACCTGAGCGCAACGCTCACGGGTGACCTGAAGGCGCCTAAGCAAGGCCGTTCGGTTGTTCTCAATCCGACCTACTACGCGTCCTTGGTGAAGAGCCTCAACAGCGCTGAAATCCCCGGCATCACCGCGGACAAAGCCGAAGGCGTCGTTCCCCGTGTTGCAGGGTTCGACGTTTATCAGACCGACCTCGCCGACGCGAACAGCGAGTACCTCCAGGGCTTTGCTTTCCAAAAAGCATCCCTGTTGATGGCTGGCCGTTCGGTCGACTCCACCGGCGCCGCAGCAGCGGGCGTTGAAGTGGCCGACGTTGTCATTCCTGACCTCGGACTCCCCGTACAATTCAGGAAGTGGTACGATCCAGACCTTGGAGTTTTGAAGTACTCCGCGTCCCTATTGTATGGAATGAGCGTTGGGCAAAACTTCGGCGTTCGCATCATCAACGACTAATTCAACCCGCCTGAGCCGCCCCTCTAAAACGGGGGGCGGCTTTTGGCTATACTGAGATCACCATGACCAAAATTGCATTTGTCACGCGCCGGCTGACCGGAGCAAAACCTGAGATCCTTTTTTCCTCGGACAAATCCGCCGAGGCCGTCGAGTTTTACCGCGCATTCAAAGGCGCCGGAGAGATTTCCCTTTTTGTGCATCCGACCCCGGAGCGCACCAAGAAACTAAAGTCTGAGCCGGTGGCCGCGGAGTTGATTCAAGACGCACCCAAACGAGGCCGCAAAGCTGTCCTGTGACCTTTCACGCCATCAACGCAGAGGCCGCGCGGAAGTCGATTGATTTCATGGGGCAGTCCTTTGTCTACAAGGGGACGACTTACAAAGGGATCATCAACGAGTTGACCGCGGACGGGGAATTGCAAATTGGAGGCAACCGCGACACTTTCGCCGCGTCGGTTTACGTCCGCAAAAACTCGTTTCCGGTCCCTATGATTGGTGACCGGATTACGGTCTCGGGCGTCGAGCGCTACATCGCATCCATCGCGTCGGACCCCATCAGCTACACTCTCACGCTCGAGGACACCACCCAATGATCGACCTCCCCTTGTGTCAGGCTATCCGCGAAACGCTCAGTCCTGAGTTTCCTGGCGTCTTCATCGGGGTGCCGCATGAGCCGGCGTCGGTTACGATTCCAGCGTGCATCCTCAACCTAAGCGGCGACGCGGTGGTCGGAGGACCGCTTGTCCGGGGGTCCCTCGAGGTTACCGTGATGACAAGCTGCAACGACTACACGACCGACCAGCACGCGCAGCTTGTGAAAGACGTTGCGGAGGCCGTGCGCGATGTCGTGGTCGAGTCTGAGGTGGTCCAGCTTTACGGCGTGGTCCCTACTTCCACGAAATCTGAAACTGACGGAAACCATTTTCAAACAATCCTCACCTTCATCGTCGGCTACGGTCCGACAGAAAGTTGACACCATCAAAAACTGTATGCCTGCTTCATTTGGAATCACCGACCAATTCGGAGGAACCGCGCCATCTGGCGGATGGGTTCAATCGACAGAATCAACTGAGACGTGCGAAGTAGCAACAATTCGCAACGAAGCCGGCGCAACTATTGCAGCGCAGGCAAAGGGCGTTGCCACAAAAGTCGTTACGATCAAGTCCAAGGGCGACGTTTCCGTGACCGCCCCCAGCACCGGCAACGTAGGATCCGGCAAAGTCACAAGCTCGAAAATCACGGAATCAAATGACGATTTTTCCAGCGCGGAAGTCACTTTCACATCTTACTCCACGATTTAATTATGCCATCCGCAAACGGTTTCGGGATTACTTTGGTGGCCGACACTTTGGCCGAAAGCGTCGACGTTTCTTTTGAGACGGACGTGAAGGTGCTGATCGACAAGAGCGGCGAATTCAGCCAGGCGCAGGTTTACGACGTTACCGGCACGTTTTCCGTCAAGGGCAGCGGCACAACCGCAATTGCGGTCGGATCCGCGTCGGGCGCCCCTTCTAATTTGTCGGGTAAGGTAGTTGTAACGAGCGTCAAGAAGTCTCAGAGCAACGAAGACTTTGAAAAATTTGAGTACAGCGGCACTTGCTATTTAAGCGCCAGCTAACCACCCCGGCGGGGATACGCATCGAGATCACAAATGAAAATCGGACAAACTATCGACTTCATCCGGGACAACGAAAACCCGGTGAAGTCCAAAAACACAAGGACAATCGCGGCGGCACTTTCGTGCGGCTGCAAATTTGCGGAGCGCTCATTCCTCGACACCATCGAGCAGACCGACGCCGGACCCAAGCGCACCGTCACTTGGAACATGGACGGCGACCAGAAAGCGGTGTTCCGCCCGAACTTTCAAGAGGAGGCGCTGACATTTACCGAGGTCCGCAAACGGTACGAAGATTTGCAATGGTGCGAGGCAAATCCCGACCATCCGATTTCGTACCTCCGCGCGTTCAACGACAACTTGAACCGACTCACGGATTTTGTTAAGCAAAGCAAACCGCTCGCGCTAATCCGGCGGGGAAACCGGATGGTCCTCATCCCTCAGGACTGCGACCAGGCTAAGAAGGAAAAGTTTCTCGCAATGTTATGAGCCGACCAAAAGAAAACGAAGCAGCATTTTCAGAAGGGGAGCAACAGATCGGCAAACTACGGCTCAGGCCGTTCACCATCGGGACGCTTTCCATCTGCCGACAATTAAAGCTCACGATGTTCATCGGATCCGAGGAGGGGACGCCGGAGCTGGACCAACAGCGGCAGATAATGGCGTTTGCTTGGGCGCAGTCCGCGCCCCTCGGGGAGGTGCTCAGGTGCATCCGCACGGGCAAATGGGTGGAGGCGGTCGAGGAATTTGAATTCACGATTGAACCCAGCCAGATCAATGAAATCGTTTCAGAGATCAACCGTATTTCGCAGTCGGTCAAAGCGGCGGCGGTCGAAGTGGAAGAGAAGCCGGGGAACGGCACGGAGAACGCGCCCCCAAACTGATCAAGCCAGAGTATACGGCGGCGCTTACGTTTACTTTGGCAAAAGAAACTGGATGGACCGAAACTTTTATCCTTTGGGAATTGCCGATGAGTCGGGCGTTGCAATATTACCACGCGGCGCTGTGGTCCAATGGCGCATGGACCGTTCCTCCGCGGGAGGCGCCCCGGGCGGAGTTGGAACAGCTTTTTCAGGCCTTTGACAACCTGAGCGAGAGTGATGACTAAAATCACAATTGATTCCAAATATTTTTACGATGCTTTGGAGGCTTATGCAAAAGACTCCAAAAAAAGCTGGGAAACTATTTGGGGAAAGCAAACCCAACAGCTTGCCAAACAAATCATCGCAGTCACGCCGCCGATGATGGCTAATCGGCTCGGAAAGGATTCTTTTAAAACTGGAAAAATCCGCGGAGAACGCGCAACGGCAACGGACATTCTTCGACTTTTTTCCCCGTATAAAAAGGGGTTCGCATCAAGATTTGAAGGGAAAACCGTAATTCGATCCGCGACAGACATGGAACGGATCCACAACCAAAACCGAAACCGTCGTGGACGCGTCACGGGAAAGGTTCGAGACATTCCAGCGCAAGTTTCAATTTTGAACGCGTACATCAAGAAAAAGCAAAAAATGGTTGGATATTTTGCTTCAGGATGGAACGCGCTTAGGACCGTAACAAACGCCAAGGGCATTCCGGCGTGGATTACCAACAAGAACGCTGGCGGATTTGCTAACGTAAAAGGTGACGACAAAACTCTGAAGTTTTTGGCAGGTAATACCGCACGATTTGCTGACAACCTAAAAGGCATCGAGCGGTATATGCAAATCGCAGCAGACCAGCAGGCGATTAACTTGTGGCGACAGGTTAAAAAATACCAAGAACAACTACAGGCGCGGATGACAGCCAGGACAAAATAGTATGGCTATCCAAGTTGGTTTCGAGATTGACGTTGCAGGGTTTAAACGCGGGATCGCGCAGGTCCGGCAAGGGACCCTTTCAATGGCCGCGGACATTACAACAGTAATGCGGGGGGCAGCGGCAGTCTTTCAAGCTGGCGCCAATGTTGTGCAGGGAGCAGCGCAGCGGATGTACGACGCAATGAGCCAAGGCGGCGAACTGGTCGACCTTAGTGAGCGCACCGGACTTGCGATCGACAAGCTGATGGAATTGCAGGTGGCTTTCGACCAGGCGGGGATTGGCGCCGCGGAGGTTGGACCGCTGGTCAATAAGATGCAGAACGCCATTGCCGACGCAGCGGCGGGATCCGCGACGGGGCAAAAGACTTTTGCGGACCTTGGGCTTTCCCTTGAGGAGTTGGGGACGATGGATGCGGCGGCGCAGATGGAAGCCATCGGGCAGGCGGTTTCAGGCATCGAGGACCCCATTCGACGGACACAGGCATCGATGGACATTTTCGGAAAGTCGGGCGGCAAAATGCTGGCGCTATTTGCAGCCGGAGGATCCGCTGAAGCCAAGGACGCACTCGGCCAGCAAGCCGAAGTCATGGCGAAGAACGCCGCCTATTTTGATTCGATTACCGACAAGCTCGGGACGGCGGCAATCAAGATCCGCGGACTTTTTATCGGCATGGCCGCGGAGCTTGTGCCGGATTTGCTCGATGCGGCAAACAGGTTGAACGCACTTGATTTTACCGACATTGGAAAATCAGTCGGATCCGCCGTGGCAACAATTGTGGATTTATTCACAAGCGGAATGATTAGTGATGCTTTTTACATCGGATTGAGAATTGCGATTATGAAAATGATCAATTTATTCGTGCAGACTTTTGTAAACGCCATCGCAATCATAGAAACTCCGCTTGTTGCGCTTTTTGCTTTTATTGTAAGCGCACTTGAAGACCCTTTGAAAATGGCGTTCAACAAAGCGGGAGCGGTGCTTTTAGAGGCAGCAGGCAAAACACTTGAAATGATTGGCGCTGGATTGCAAAAGTTTTCATCAACGCGAGAGCTTGGCAAATCAGTCACACAGACAGGACTGGACACGCAATGGAAAGCGATCGACATGGAAACCGCGGCGGAAAACATCCAGGGCAATATGGGTGGATTTAGCGGCATCATGGAAAAAGCAAAATCCGATGCGATTGAAATCGTCGGGATGATGTTTGAGGAGACACAAGGCATTGATTTGTTCAGCGACAAAACGAAAGCCGAACTTGAAGACCTGAAAACAATTTGGCAGCAATCCCAGTCGTCCGCTCAATCGGCAAGAGACAAACTTGCGCCTGCTGAACCAAGAAAAGGAACCGGCGACGGATTGACTGTCGTCCCGCCAGCAGGCCGGGGGCAATCGTTCGAGGCTATTACATCCTCAATGGCACGCATCGGCGGCGGCGGATTGACCGCGGGAATGTCGTTCACAGTGTCGCCAATGGTCGACCAGCAAAAGGTCACTAACGGGCTTTTAAAGCAACAGAACGAGCTAATGCTCAGACAAGGACCAACCTCGGGCGTGATGCTCGCCTAATTTATGCCAGCAACACTCGTTAAAACGGAAATCGTCTACAACACCAGGGACAATTCAAAAACAACGACCGAGACTTACGAGTCGTTTGACGGGTACGGAACTGAGGTTGACGGGAAAGCTAACCGAAAATTTAGTCACGAGGGCGGTGTCTACCGATACTCAGGGGACACCATTGAATATTTTGAGGGGATTGGGCAAACCTCGGGCGGCGGATCTTCGGACATTTATTCCGTCGAAATCTCCACAGGATCGGAACCGATTGAAACGCACCCGCTTTTTGCAGGTATTTCTTCAGAATTCTGGAAACTTTGGGAGATTTGGAAAGCAGATAAAACCAGCGAATTATTGAAGTCTGGAAAAATTCCAAGCTCAATGAATGTTTACGTTGTAAATGGGTACTGGGACCCGTTTGCCTACACATCGGAAAACATTGCATTGCTAGTAGATAAATGGTCAAAAGGCATCCGCGAATATCTTTCACCAAAAACTGTATCACGGCACCAAACTTCAGGTTCGCCAACAAACCTTTCAATTGTCGGAAAAATTGATACCCCGGCTTATGCATTTGGAATAACTGGAAAAAACTGGTTATTTACCGGCGCATCTTCTCGGTTTAATGTCGCCACAGGCACTTACGAAACCACGTACGAATGGCTCGCAAGTGGCCCCAAACAATGGGACACTAACCTGTACGGCGCATGATTCCACGATTTTACGCAGGCCAACCTGTACGCGCTAGCGACCTAAACGCGCTCGCCCAAGAGATCCGCAAAAACGAGATCACTAAATTCAACGGTGGCACGTTTCAGCGGAACACGGGGGGAACGTCCTTAACGGTCAATGCAACTGCCGGCGGCGGCGGCGGAGGCGGAGCGGATGCGTCTTACCACCCATTTCAAATCATCGACGGTTACCCTGTCGAGCAGGGCGGGGTCGTTATTCGGGTTAGTGGCAACAGTTGGCTCACAAACATCGAAACCGGCGAAAAGATCACCATCACCGGACTCGGCGCCGCGCCGGGATCGCCGCAGGATAATGCTGACGACCAAGGGCAATTCCCGTTGCCACAAATCGGGGAATACATTTGGCTCACCGTTGAATGCCAAGGGCTCGACATTATTGGCGCGACCATTGAATACGGCGCAGTCGGAGCGGCGCCCAATTGGGCAGACTTTCCAAAGCCGGTCGAATTCGGGGAAGGATCAACAATTAAGTACGCAGGCAAAACGCGCGTCGCAATTGCTCAAGTGCATGCGGAGAATTCCGACTACGTCACAGGAACAACCTACACAACCGAGACCGGAGAGGTTCGCGTCGTGCGGCAACTTGTCACAACACACCTGGGGATTCAATGGGGCATCGTTGAATCGACCGTGGCGCCTTTACTGGTCCCGTACCACGCCTCGCCGCAGATCGCTGCACCGCCACCACCTGAACCGTGATAACGACAAAGACGGGAGCATTTTATCCGGCGATACCTCCGTATCACGCCGCGCAAAAACTGCACGGACTACTGATCGACGAAGATCCGATGTCCACCATTGACCCGCAAACCTGCAACATCCCGCAGGGCAGCAGCGTGGACTTTGTTAAAATGCTGAATCTGGTTTGGCAAGTGAAGTCGTTTGATGTGATAACCGAATGGGATTTCACCACGCCGCCGGAAATTGAAAATTCCACGGTGAGTTATTACCCGTCAAAATCGGGACAAAGCACTCAAGAAAATGTCACTCTGATCGACCCTAAACTCGGGCCGGATCCAGAAAACCCAACGGGACCGCAAATCCCCACAAACCCGTGGCGTGATATTGCGCTCGGGCTTGTAATTGGAAATATTGCTTTTGTCGAAACCCCGTACCCAGAAGACCGCGACGATGCACGAACGCAACTCCGCGAAACATACGGGGGTCTGTACGCGGAACCGTTCAGGATCGTGACCATCAAATCGGAATTACCGTATCCCCAAGAGCGGGACAATCTGGTTGATGATTTCAATTTTTACTTTCAAGATTGGACCGAAAGGACGCAGGCAATTCTCGACAAATTGCAGGGGAACACAATGGCGGGAGGATTGAAATGGATTGCGGAGATGCAGCGGCACCTTGAAGTGATTCCAGAAATCAAAACAGAATTTGAGAACCAATATCTGACCCCAACAATTGCAAACCTAGATGCAACCTTTGCAGCGCAAGGCAACGCGGATCCGAAGTTTCAGTTGGCAACCAGCGCAAAAAGACAAAGTTTTTTTTACAGAAACGCCATTACGCGACAAGAGGACATCGAGCTTTTTGAGCTTTACCGAGGATTTGAGCAAGGGCTGGAATTTTTGGGCTGGCATTATCAAAGGCGCTTCGGCGTTGAATGCTTTGCCTCGCAACGCGGCTTCAACTCAGAGTCAGGCGTTTTCCCGTGTGGCTTTTACTTTGAAACCGTCGCGGCAGAATACTTGTCGGCAATTTTGTTGAGCGAAAGGCAGCAATTCAGGTGGACGCTCGAATCGACAACCGAATACGAATACCCGACAAAATTCGGGGAAACAATTTCAACCGGAAACACAACGGCAACAAAAACCCTCGAGTTCCAAAGCTCACTGATTGGAACCGACGCAACCAGGGTGCGCAAAGAAGCGCTTAACATGTTCGGGGGTGGATCAGTCGGCGGCGGAGCCTTTTCGGAGCTTGAAAATCCGTACCCTAGTGAAATTCTCGGGGTAGACGCGGCGTTTGTGAACTTGTACAACGCTCAGACGGGGCAACCACAAGAGGTTGATGACCCTGAAAGCTACGGCGCCGAGGCGGACGAATACGTTTACGCGGGACCGTACTTTTCCGGCAG